GTGGCGAACACCGTGAAGAGCACGGTGAGCTCCGTTGTAGGGAAAGCAAAATCAACCGTAAGCAATGCGGTTAATGCAGTTAAAGAGAGCTCTGTCGGCAAAGCGGTAGGCGGAGCGGTAAGCAACGCAAAAACCGCTGTCAGTAACGCTGTCAACACGGCGAAGAGTGCGATCAGCTCCGTGGCATCCTCTGTGGGTGCAAAAGTTTCCGAAGTGGCGAACACCGTGAAGAGCACGGTGAGCTCCGTTGTAGGGAAAGCAAAATCAACCGTAAGCAATGCGGTTAATGCAGTTAAAGAGAGCTCTGTCGGCAAAGCGGTAGGCGGAGCGGTAAGCAAGGTCAAGAGTGGCATCTCGAGTGGCTTGAAAAAGATCGGTAGCTTCTTCGGGCTTGCAAATGGCGGATACATCGGGGCTAACAAGCCCACCCCCGTCGTCATTGGCGATAACAAGTCAGAGGGCGAGATCGTATCCCCGATCAGCAAGATGAAGAACACTATGCTCGAGGCTCTCGGTGTATTTGCTTCCGCAAAGAGACCCGTTCAAGCGGCAACGACTCTCAACCAAGACTCCAGCAATCGCAACATCACGCAGAATGTATCCATAACCAACCAGTTCAATGGTGGTCCGGCACAGGCTCAAAAGGATGGTGCGAAAGCTATGAAGAAATCTTCCAACGATGCTACGGGCGAAATGGCTCGTGCGTTGGCGTATGCGAGGTGATGAGCGTGGCAAAAGTTTATACCCCCTCCAGTCTTGGCGGTGTGAAATTTGATGCAATCATCAATAGGGACCGCACCTACGAGGCGGAAGTTCCCACCTATCCTGTCGAAGACGGATACAAGGTGAGTGATGCAATCCTCCGTGGTCCTCTGACGATGAATGTAACTGCGTTCATCTCCGATACGCCTGTCACTTGGAGGAGACAGTTGGGCAGTACACGAAACAGGGTCAGCCGGGTTATAAAGCAACTCGAGAACCTGTACTTCGCTGGAGAGCCCGTTACCTTTATATCGGGTAACAAAGTTTACCGAAATATGGCGATCACCAGTCTTACCATTCCGGAAACGGAAGAGATGGTGAACGCTGTTGAGGTATCAATAGCATTACAGCAGGTCGAGATCACACGAGCAAAGACCACAACGATCCCGGCATCCTACGGTATGAGTGGGACTACCGGGGACAGCGGTGGTTCATCGAGCACCGAAGAAAAAAAGGAAGAAGGCTTCCTCTCCAAAGCGTGCTCGCTCCTGTTCGGCTTGTTTAAGAAATAAGAGAGGAGGAAAGAGCAATGACGATCATATCGCTCCCGGATATGAATGACAGTTTTTCCCGAGTAGTTCTTCAAGAGAAGGAATACCTGTTGAGGCTGACATACAACGCATCCGGAGACTATTGGACCTTCGGCATCTATTTGTCGGAGGATACGCCGATTATCACGGCGATCAAAATTGTTCCGTCCTTTCCTCTCAATCGGTATTTCCACACGAGCGAAATGCCGGACGGAGTTTTCGGAGTGCTTACTCAACTGGAACGGGTAGGCAGAGATGCCTTCCGCAATGGTGAGGCACAGTTCGTATTCATTCCCTCCGAAGAATTGACAGAGGAGGCGAAGAAGTATGTCGAATAAGCACTTTGACCGACAGTACAGATTGAAGGCTGGTGTTGCAGGGTCCGTTGGGTTCGAGATCGGTCAACCGACCTCTCCTCACAACAAGGCTTTGCACATCAGCTTTTCTCTCGAAAGGACAGACTCATCTACGCTCAATACTGCGAAGTTCTCGATCTGGAACCTCAACGAGTCCCATCTCAACACGCTGGCGAGAACGAATTGCCAACTTGAATTGAATGCCGGGTACGGAGAGAGCAGACCGTGTATCTTCCGTGGTACCATCAGCAATGTTATAACCGAACTTGACGGTGCAGACAGGATGACAGATATCGAAGCCATCGACGGCTTTGCCGAAACGAAGGATACCTTCATCTCTGTGTCGTACCGGGGAAAAACTGCGGCGAGAACCCTGCTGAATGATGCAGCGAACAAGATGGGGCTGCCAATAAAATACTCATCGAAGGCGAGTAGCGTCGCCTTACGCTCGTACTTCTCCCGTGGATACAGTTATGTGGGAGCCGCAAAGAATGTCCTTGATGCTGCTTGTCGTATAGCGAACCTCTCTTGGACCATCCAGAACGGAACATTGCAGATCACCCGAAAGGGCGAAAGCATCTCCACCATAGCTCAAGTGTTAAGCAAGGATACGGGGCTTATCGGGATCCCGAAAAAGATATACAATAGTGCTGTTGCGGCAGGTGAAGATACAGGAAGCACCTTGCAGGACAGCCTCTTCGGATACGAAGTGGTGTATCTGATGAACGGAGCCATCGGAGTCAACGACCTTGTAAAGCTCCAGTCCGAGGTAGTGACGGGCATATTCCGTGTCTATAAGTTGATAATCGAAGGAGATAACATCGAGGGCGATTGGCAATGTACGGCACAGCTTGTGGAGGTAGGAAGCTGATATGTTACAGGAACTCGTAAAAGCAATAACGGATACCGTGACATCAATGCTGAATGAAGTCCACACGGCAATCCCGGCAGAGATCGTTGACTTTGACCCGAAAGAGTGCACAGCTACGGTCCTGCCGAAGGCAAAGATGGTTCTCACGAATGGCAAAGTAATGGACTACCCACAGATCACCGATGTCCCGGTACTGTTCCAACAGGGAGCAGGACAGGATGTAGCCATCGTCTTTCCCGTAAAGAAGGGCGATGGATGTTTGCTTATTGTAAGCGAGCAGACCCTTGATATGTGGCGAGGCGAGGGCGAGCAGTATTCAGAAATGAAATATGCTCTCTCCAACGCCATAGCCCTCCCGGGCTTGTTCTCTCAACCTCTGGACGATGTAAGGGATGCGGTGAACTCCGACTCGATCATCATCCGAAACGGCGATATGAAAATTGCCATCTCCGACTCGCACATCGGCATCAAAGGCGATGTCAAGGTACGAGGCTCCATAAAAGCCTCTGGAGGCATCAGCGAGAACAACATCTTGCTCGATCCATTTTAACCGAAAGGAGGATAAGCGATGAAAGATATACTGCTTGATGAAAGCGGAGATTTGAAGCTCACAGCGACAGGAGACATTCAGTTCACCGACAGCGTGAGCCAAGCAATCGCAATCCGACTGCGGTGGTTTCAAAACGAATGGAAGCTCGGTCCCGACTTGGGCATCCCCTATTTTGAGGAGGCTTTTGTCAAGAACCCGAGTTTGCTCTTGATCGAAGATCGTATGCGAGACGCTATCTACGATGTAGAGGAGGTACAGGAGGTCGAAGACTTGACCCTCAAGCTCGATCCTTATCTCCGAAAGTTGAGTGTGTCGTATCGAGTAACGGCAGGAGCCAGTTCAATAGAAGGGAGGCTGACACTCGATGTCTGAAAGAGGAGTAACGATCAATGGTTTTGTCAAGAAGCGTCTTGACGAGATTATATCGGAGGTCCAGCAAGACTTAACCGATGGTCTCGGTTTCGATGTTGCTCTCAATCCCCAATCCTTCTTGAATGTTTTTGTCACGACCTTTTCTGACAGGATCGCACACCTATGGGAAGTGGCGGAGCAATCTTACTACGCTCACTACCCCACATCGGCTGAAGGCGTGAACCTTGACTTTGCTGCACAGTTCGGCGGCTTAACAAGAGCGAAAGACCAGAATACAGCGTACACGGTTCTGTGTACGGGAAAAGACGGCACGGTAATCGGAGGCGGTACTCGCATCGCATCGAACACCTCACCGCAGATCTTCTTCAAAGCGATGGATGATTTCGAGTTGAGCCGAGAGGCTTTCAACAAAGTATCCATCTCTGTCGTTTCTGTGTCCGATAATACCTCGTATATCGTGACTATCAACGGAAACGCATACACTATATACTCCGGCGTGAATACGACAGCCACAGAGATTATTTCGGACCTTCAAGCACAGATCACCGAAGAGGGCTTCACGGTAACAGCGGATGGCGATACACTCACGATCTCCTGCGACAGCGAGAGAAAGAGCAACATCCTGTCTCTGTCCGAGAACCTTACCACGAAAACGGTTTCTTGCCTGTTCACCTTCCACAGCGAAGAGTACGGCAAGATCGTCCTCCCGGCTGGATCCATCACCGAGATCGTCACCACGGTTGTTGGTTTCGAGTCCTGTACCAACCTGTCCTCACCGACATACGGAAGACTGCGTGAGACAGACATCGAGTTCCGCCAGTCCTACCTGCAAAAGATCGCTTCCAGATCTACTATGATGCTTGAAAGTATTGTGGCAGGTATCCTCGAAAATGTCGAGAATGTGCAGAGTGCGTCCGGGTACGAGAATGACTCCTCGGAAACGGACGAGTACGGCAGACCCCCTCATACCATCGAAATGGTGGTTGACGGAGGCTCCGATGTCGATATCGCCGCCCAGATCCTCAAAAACAAGGCGGCTGGCATCGGAACCTATGGTGATGTCGTAGTTGATGTTCCCGATATGTTCGGCGGAGTAATCAAGGTACGCTTCAATCGTCCCGAGAATGTGTATGTATGGCTGAAGATCAATGTCTCGAAGAACCCGAAACAGGCTATGCCTCCGAACTACATCGACCTCATTAAAGAGGCGGTTACGCTCAAGGCTATGGATCTCAACGCTGGAGACGCCGTTCTTACGCAAGACTTCTTTGAGAGCATCAAGGCGAAGTGCTCCGGTATTGCCTACATTGACATATCCGCACACAGCACAATCGAGAACCTTGAAGAAGCTCCCACGGAGTACACCGAAAAGAATGTCTATGTCACATCTCGACAGAAAGCCGTAATCACCGCAGACAGAATTGAGGTGGTGCTCGATGGTGCTTGATACCTTGTTGAAAGACTTTCCGGAACAGTTCAAAGATAAGAAGCTGGTGTCGGTTCTTACCTCTGCCTTCGATAAGCAGTTGAAGGAACTGTACGATGTATTCTTGAGTCTCCAGACGGACTTGGCACTCGACAATGCCGTAGGGGAACAGCTTGACAGAGCCGGAGACATCGTGGGGCTCACAAGAGCCGAAGCAGGTCTTCTGTGCGGAGACGAGATTTTCTTCGATATTATCGACGATGATCGATACCGCCAGTACCTCAAATACAAGGCATACAAGAACTCGAACAACTGTACCTATTACGACCTCATAAGCCAGTTGCAAACGGTCTGGGGAGTCAACGAAATCCAGTACGAGGAAGACGATGACTACCCGGCTACCATCATTGTAACCGCGTCCCTGCTGACACCCGAGGGTGGCGGAGCGAATATATCATTCGTTCCCTCGGTCCATCCTGCTGGTGTCGGCTTTTTGTACCGTTACCGACTGAAATATGTCATACAGGTTGGAAAGCATCTCGCATTGTACGGCTACGAACAGCCTATGTGCGGAATGATCCTCTGTGGCGTACATCCCACCACCGCAACGCTCGGAAAGAGCCTTGAGAACGGTGTCGTGGTATCCGATGCTCATACAGAGCACACGAATGAGTACGATCTCACAGGAACCATCCCGGATGCCGCAACACTCGGAGTGTCCGAGATCAATGAGATCGAAGCATCGTCCGAGACAGGTCTCGATAGAACGACCTATGGAGCCGCAGGTGACGGAACGGTAATGGGAACCACGCCCAGCATAACATCGCTTGGATTGTCCTCGGAAGCAGAGGTGAACGCATCTGCGGAAGCCGAAGTCAACGAGAACGACTACGATGCTGCCGGAACGCTCCCGAAGAAGTCCACGATAGGAACGGTTCAGACCGATGAGATTGAGGCATCGTCCGAGACCACTACGATCCTTAAAACCGAGTACACACTTTCCGGTGATAGCAAGTGTGGTAAATATTTTTAGGAGGTAAACGATTGTGGGATTTTTTGCAGATAAATTTCTCGCAGACCGCAGAAATCAATGGTTGAATGCCATTGTCAAATTCCAGTACCAAGTATCCGGCACTTGGTACGATGCGGTGATTAACAACCGATCTGTAAGCGGCACAAAGGTGCTTTTCACGGTTCACATACCGAATGTACCTGCTTCCGCCCATGAGATCACGGGGTTGCGTATCATCGACATCACGGGGACCGTGGCTGGTTCCCAAGAAATTTCGCTGGAAAGAACCTCTACGCAGGGAGTTCTTGCCACTTTTGAATTTCCGATACAGGAGGTATAAGCAAAATGTACAAACAGACATTTTGGAAAGACCACGTGGTCGATGGAACCGGAAAGGTGATCCAGCAGGGCACGAACTTGTCGCAGGATAACTTCAATAAGATGGAGCTCGGCATTTTCGAGGCAAGCATTGAGCAGGACATCAACGCTATTCTGAACAATCTGAATAAGAGAGATGCGGCTCAAGCGGAACCCGTCCTCATCAAGGATGTGGTCCTCACCGCTGGTACAAACGGAGTCTCCATTCCCACGGAAAAGACACGAAACGCCACCAACTATATCGTGTCTGCGATGGTTACTGCTGGTGCACCCGGAGCAATCGTCGTAACGGGCAGACAGGCTAACGGCTTTACCGTTACCGCAGCCGCAGGTGGCACCGCCACATTCGCTGTTATCGGAGGTATCCTGTAATGGCAAATGTTATTATCAAGTCTGACGAGCAGAGAGCACACGAAAACCGTGTGCTCAATGATTTTCACAGAGTCAGAACATCGGGCTCCACCCCGACCAAAGAGCAGCGTGAAGCCGCCGAGATCATCGCTCGCAGATCGGCTGAAGCTGCAAAACAGTACGCCAACAAAAGATAAGGAGGAAACGCAATGATTATCAAAGAGGTAAATGTAGGACAGAAGATCGCCTACTACGAGGAAGGCAACCGCATCTTCTTCGGAGATGATGAGCTTATGCTCAACCTCTCCAAGTACGAGAGAGACGAAGAGGTCAAGATCGACATCTGCACCGACGACGATCACATCCTCATCGCTGGTCTCTCGAAGTATTTTGTGGCAAACATCCTCATCCCTGCCAGAGAGTACGAAGACGAGGACAAAACCATCCCCGTACCCTTCGACATGGGCAAGGTCACTCTTATGCTCTGGGCACTCCCCGTTGACGAGGAGGTGTAAGATATGACCGATTTGGAAGTTGCCGTTCAGCTTCTGGGCGGCGATACAAACAAGGTGTTCTACGATGATGCCGGGCTTCCTTCGATTATGGTTCGCTTTGACAAGGGAACCATCGCAAGTGTGCTCGATGGCGGAAGCGAGAACACGCATCACGCCTTCTCTGTTGACGGCGTGGAAAAGGAACGCTTCTGGTACTCCAAGTATCAGAATGTTCGCATTTTGTGCGGCGATGGCTTGTACAGAGCCTACTCGCTCCCCTTGCAGGATCCTCAATGTGTGATCAACTTCGATAACTCGAGGATCGCCTGTGAGAACAAGGGTGCTGGTTGGCATCTTGCTACCAACGCAGAATGGGCTTGGATTGCTCTCCAATGCCGTAAGAACGGCTTTATGCCGAGAGGTAATAACAACTACGGACAGGATGGATCCAGAAAAGACGAGAAGGGCATCCCGACCTACTACTCCGAAGGTAAGATCGCTCGTGTAGCAACGGGTTCTGGTCCGAAGTCTTGGGCTCACAACAACGACGCAAGCGGTGTATGGGATTTGAACGGCAATGTATTGGAATGGATCGGCGGATACAGAACCGTAGCTGGTGAGATCCAGATCATCCCCTACAACAACGCCGCAAACCGTGAGAACCCCCAGACGGTTGATAGTACCTTCTGGAAGGCGATTATGCCGGACGGTTCTCTCGTGGATCCCGGCACAGCAGGAACGCTCAAGTGGGACTACGCAAACAGCAAGATCACCCTCGCTACGGAGCTTACCCTCCAAGAGGATGCTTATAAGAGCACGGGCTTTGTATCCCTCGGAATTGCAGACGGAATTGTTTGTCCCGAGGTTATGAAGGCTCTTGCACTCTTCCCGGCTGATGCAAACTCCTATGGTAGCGACTACTTCTATATGAACAACGGAGCAGCAGAGCGGCTCGCCTTTCGTGGCGGTGGCTGGAACCACGGCGGCGCTGCTGGGGTGTTCTGCTTGGGTGGCGGCCGTGCTCGCTCGGGTACCGACCACTCCTTCGGGTTCCGCTCCGCTTTTGTAGAACTGTAAACTGCTTGCTGAAAAACTGACTGGGTGGACGATAGTCCACCCTTTCTTTTCGACGCAAAACCATCCAGATCAAAGGAGATACCTATGGAAAACAACGAAACTGTGATGAACGAGCCTACTCCACCAGACAAGAAGGTCTTTATCCTCAAGGAAAAGATTGCCGATATGCACAAATACGGCAAGAAGGAAGTATCCACTTTCCCGAGGCGAGAGACCCAGTTGGCAGACGAAATACGCTCCTCGATGCTGACTATGTATAGGCTCTCAATCGAAATCGAGAAGAAGTATTACAAGAAAACCACCCTGCAAGAGCTCGATGTCGAGCTGGAGATCCTCCAGCATCTCATTAGACTTGCCTCCGACAAGGACTACTATCACCAGCGGCTTCCGAAAAAGAAGAACGGGGAGACGGTCCGAAACGATAAAGGCGAGGTGGTTTATATCAGTATCTCTCCTCCTCTTGCTTTCCATAAGTACGAGGTCTGGAGCAGGATGCTTCGTGAGATCGGAAGACTCATAGGCGGATATATCAAGTCCACCAAGTGAGTTTGAAGATACCGGGAACGGGTCTATATAGCGGCTCGCCTATCGTGGCGGTAACTGGAACAACGGCAGCAATGCTGGAGTGTTCTACTTGAATGGCAACAATGCTCGCTCGAATACCAACAACAACATCGGGTTCCGCTCCGCTCTGCGTTTGACGGGAGAATAGAAGATGGCTTCCCACGGGAAGCATCCGTTGTCAAACCCAAAGGGATCCGTTTCCGTTCCTGCCGAGACAAGGTGGGAAAAAGATTTTATTGCCGTGAACACAGCCAGAGGGAGCTGAAGCGGAAACGCTACGCACGGCGCAGGAGGAATGGAAAGTGTCAAGATATGAAATTGAAAAGTATGTCGAAGGGATGTCCGTAGTGGATAATGTCTTCGACACCATTTGCGACTATGAAGATCTGTACACCTCGTACCTCGAAGCCCGAAGGGGTAAGCGAATGCGAGACGATGTTATGACCTTCACGGATAGGCTTGAGGAAAACCTCATCTCGCTCCAGAACGATCTGATCTGGGGAATGTACGATGTTGGCAAGTACAATATGTTCTATGTACACGAACCGAAGCTACGGCTCGTAATGTCAATCGGTTTCCGAGATCGTGTCCTTCAATGGAGCATTTACCGGGCACTCAATCCATTCTACAACAAGTCCTTTATATACGACTCGTATGCCTGTCGTCTCGGCAAAGGCTCCCACGCCGCTGCCGATAGACTGCAATACTGGTTGCGGCAGGTGCATCGAAGAGAGCTTGCGGATCAGAGCGTGAAGTATTACTACCTCAAGCTCGACATCAGCAAGTATTTTTATCGAGTTAACCACAAGGTTCTGCTCGATATTCTCTCTGTCCGGATAAAAGACCAGAGGCTCCTCGATCTTCTCGAAAAGATCATAAACTGCGAAACGCAGAAGTTTGGACTGCCGATGGGAATGAAGCCGGAGGAATGTCCCTACGAATTATGGCTGGACGACACGGGTATGCCGATAGGCAACTTGACCTCGCAGTTGTTTGCGAATATCTACCTCGACCAGCTCGACAAGTTCTGTAAGCACACGCTCGGTATCCACTATTACATCCGGTATATGGACGATGTGATAATTTTGGCTGACAACAAGGAGATCCTCCATCAATGGAAGGCGGAGATCGAGGCGTTCTTGAATGAGGCACTTTTGCTGAACCTCAACGATAAGACCGCCATCAGACCGATTTCGCTCGGCATCGACTTCGTTGGATACAAAATGTGGTCCACTCACCGCAAGCTGAAAAAGTCCACCGCCCGGAATATCATCCGGAAGGTAAAAGTGATGTGCTGTGATCTTGCCGAAGGCACCCTCACCGAAGAAGAGTTCAGACGAAGAGCTGCATCCTACAAAGGGATGCTGGAACATTGCGACAGCCACGGATTGCGTCGCACTTTGAATGAACTGTACCTTGATGCCGAAAGCATCATCGCTCACAAAAATTCAACGGAAGGGAGTGAATAGCTTGGAAGTTGTCGATTTTATCTTGGCACTCGGAGGAATTGCCGCAGCACTCGCTGCGATCTGGGGCATCATCTGGGGGATCACGAAGTGGATCCACAAGCAGAACAACCAGTCCACCGAGATTGCCGACCTCGAGAAAAAGCACGACGAGGACACCAAGAAACTTCGAGAGAAGGAAGAGTCTGACTTCGAGCAATTAAGGGAAGAGGAACGAGAAAGGATCAGCAGACTCGAAGAAGAGCTCTGCGTTTTGTCCTACGCTCTCCTTGCGGTACTTGATGGCTTGAAACAACAGGGCTGTAACGGAGAGGTTACAAAAGCCCACTCAACCCTCGAGAAGTACCTAAACCAGAAGGCTCACGGTCAGAAGTGAGTCGATAACAGAAATGAAGTTTTTGATACCGAAAACTGTATTTTCGTCAACAGAAATGAAGTTCTTGATAACATTTTTGAAAAGAACTCAACACAGAAGTGAAATTTAAGTTAAAACGGAGGATTTTGTTATGAACGAATTTTTGAACCTTCTCGCAGAAAACCTGCTCGAGTTTGTACTCGCTGTCATCGCAACGGCGATCACCTGCTTTGTCATCCCGTGGGCAAAGAGCACCGTCTCTCCCTTCATCAAGGAAACGGTCATCCCGTGGCTCAAGGAAAAGCGTCTCTATGGCGTTGTTGAGCACTTTGTCGAAGCCGCAGAGAAATATGCCGAGAACCACGAGATCGATAAGAAGCAGTATGTAGTAGATTTGCTCAAAGATAAAGGCATCGCCATTACGCCCGAGATCGAAGCCTATATCGAGAGTGCTGTCAAGAAGCTCGATCTTTCTGTCAGCGAAGTCATTGATGTAATCACCGATACTGTAACCACAGACACGGATGATAGCAAGTAACCCGTAAATAAAAGAAGCCCCTTGACCTTTGGGAAACCATCGGTTGAGGGGCTTTTTCTTTTTGTCCGCATTTACGGACCTATCATTGAAATAGGACTGGCAAACTCCGTTTTTAAGAGCCTCACCCTACATCTTATTATCCAAACAGCAAGACGCAACACAGGCAATTCTGGGCGGTCACAGAGGGTATATATGTTTTCTCTTTATCTTTATCTTTACCTTTTACTTTATCTTTATCTTTGTGCACTTTCTGCGGAATGCTTCTCCAGAAACCGTTTTTTCTGTCACAGAAATCTTGTCGAGTAAACGAAATTGTTAACTATTCGTAAATTAGAAAAAACTTCACAAAAACCGATTGACAATTACCGTTCAGTAAGCTATAATAAAGTTACCAACAAACCACTAACCAAACGGTAAGGGATTTGATGGAATTGCTCACCCGGCTCACAGGGTAGAAAGGCAGGACGAAAAATGGAGGGTTTCATCACGATGTCAAACGGTCAGCTTCTCGTGCTTCTCGAAGCGATCTCAATTCTGGCGGAAAAATCCGCAAACACAACCGAGTTTCAGTCTTACATACAACGATTGAAGGATGAAATCAAAAAGCCTATCGGCTCCACTCCAACAGACCCGATAGGCTAACCCCCAGCAAGGAGGTCCGAGGGCGAAACAATGTCCTGCCCGTCCTCGGCTCCCTCCATTATAACACGGCAGGACAGAAAAGTCAACAGGAGGACGAAAAGATGTTCAGATTGCAAGTCAAGGTCGGCAAGGACTGGAGATGGGGATTGAACGATTACCCCACACAGGAAGCCGCAGAGAAAAGAATGGCGGAGCTCGCCAGAGTCGGTATCAAGTCCAGAATGCGTAAAGCATCCGAGTTATTCAATTAAAAGGAGGAAATCGAAAATGAAGAAAGCCTATGAAATGATTATCGAAGATGGGATGACCGTCTTCAAATGCGTGAGACCCTCGGAGAGCGAAAAACAGCTCCGCAGCACCTACGGAGGAAACGGCGAGTTTGTGAGAGTAAAGGAAGTTACGAAGGACTACCCGATCAACCTCGACCACTTGAGAAGTACGCTCGAGAGAGCCGGATACGGAGAACCCGAGATCGACATCATCGTCACGATGGTATCGGACTATGCAGGAACCCTGTGAGGAGGTGCAAGATGGAACAGTTCAAAGCGAAGAACGCAAAGATCACGGTGGTAACGAAATCCGGGCGGACGCTCAAGTTCGAGGCATCCGAAGCCAAGTCAGACAGCGGATACGGCAGAGACATCTATGTAGGTATCGATAAGATCACGGACAAAGGCAACCGTGAGCACTTTCAGACATACGATTGCAGATATGTTATGGGATACCGCTTCGACGCATTTCTCAAAGAATGCTTTGAGGCTTGGTACGGAGAGAACCTGCAAAGCCTCGAGATCGAGCTTGTAGAAGAGTAAAGGTACATAGAAGGCTGCCGGGATCCTCCGGTAGCCTTCAGAAAGGAACGATATGAACGAACACGATTTTCTTGTCGAACTCGAGAGACTGAAAGCCGAGTTCGCACACCAGAGAGGATGGGACACAGATGAGAACGGTGAGTTCAACCCGTACTGGTGGGAAGATGACGAAAAGCTGTATGCGGCAGAGTGCTACGCATACGAGATCCTCGAAAAAGAAAGTGCGGATCAATCCGCAGAAAGGAATTGATATGAACAAGATGAGAAGAAAAGCCCTTGAAGAGCTTGCAGAGAAGATCGCTGACCTCCAGAATGAGCTCGAGGAGATCAAGCAGGAGGAAGAGGATTACAAGGACAATATGCCCGAGAACCTCCAGTCCTCCGAAAGGTACGAAATCGCAGACGCAGCTTGCGAAGCAATGGACTCCGCAATCTCCGCCTTGCAGGACGCATACGACTACACCGTGGAAGCGGCAGGATAAGGGAGGGCTTTATGAAAATCACGAAAGCAACAGTCAAGACCCAGTTTGAAATTGAGATCGAGTTCAAGGACTTCGCAGACGCATTTGTAAAGTATGGCTCCGAGGACGGAGAGTGCTACCGGATCCTGTATCCGAAGGCGTTTGAGGGAGAAGATCTTGAGGATACCACGATGGGAAGTCTCCGTGACATCTTTAAGACCTTGAATAGCCCAACGGCAAAGAGGCGGCACGGAGACACCTACGCCTACCTTGCCAAATGTCTCGGGTTCGACGGATGGGAAAACGCTGGGTACTACCACGAGCCCACGGGAAGATACAGATTTTCGGTATATGTTTATGGAGACTACGCAACAGGAGGATGGAAGAGATGAAAGAAGTAATGAACGAATTTTACTGCCGGGAGTGTGAGCACGAAGGTATCACGGAGCACAGGATCTACGAGTGCCCGAAATGCGGCAAGGGCAACATCTTCAACTCCAGCTTTGTCACCTGCGACTGCGGCGAGAAGGTGTACCTTGATAGGAACACGAACCCCTGCGAGGAATGTGGAAAGCTGTACAACGGGTTTGGGCAGGAGCTGGCTCCTCCAGAAGAATGGGATGAAGCTGACAGATACGGCACCTTCGGACCCCAGAACGAAAGCGAGGACTATTGACATGGGAAGAGGAAATGTTTGCGTAAGCGGAGCCTATGAAGGGCTGTGGTACGTAGATAAAGATTGTTTGTCCCTGTATAGGGACCGAGAGAACGAGGACGAGTATGTGTATGGGGTTGAGCTCGGGTACGATGCTCTGACCTCGGGAAGATTTGAATACGACGAGTTTGCATCCCAAGATCAGTATGACGATATGGTCGAAAGTCTCCGGGCGGAGATCACGGGAAGATACGACAGCTTCTCTGTCATCGACAGATGGGTAAGCAATCACGGCAACAGATGTGACAGAAGAGCAATCCTCGAGAACGAGCTGTTTTTCATCGCCCTCGAAGACAACGAATGGTCGGTGGCGGTGGAACTCCTCCAGAAGGGACCCGAGGAACTCGCTGGATTGCAAGCGAGACACTACGAGGGATACCTCGAAACGCTCAAGAAGATCATCCTCGATCTGTTCGGACAGGTGAGCTACCGTAACGGTGCTTGGATGAGCGGAACGATAAGAAAGGAAGAGGCGGCTGTATGAAAAGATCGGAAGAGCTCCAGCAGGAGCTGAAGCAACTCGAGGATGACGAGAAAAAGTTTGCCGAGACCGTTAGAGAAAGGTTCGGTTGCCGATGGTGGGAAAGCAAGGAAGCGTCCCGGTACTACTGGGACAATGGCGGTACGGACTTTATGCACAAGAAGGAAGCAATAGAGTTTGACATCTACCGTGAGCTGAACCGAGAGATCGAGGTCGGAGACGGTGTGACATACTGCCTCTGGAGCGACAAGCACGCTTGTACTGTTATCGCCCGGACACGATGCACTTTGACGATCCAGCGAGACAAGGCTATCCTTGACCCGAACTTCAAGCCGGAATGGATCCCGGGAGGCTTTGCAGGGCATTGCACGAACCAAGACGAGCAGTCGTACACCTATGAGCGTGACCCCAACGGTCAGATATACAAGTGCAGGTGGAGCGAGAAAAACGGACGCTTCCAAACCGGAAGCGACGGGTCCATCCGCATAGCGAGAGGAAGGCACGAGTTCTATGACTACAATTTTTGATGAGATGATTGAGAAGGGGCAGATCGACCTCTGCACCTTCCCGGACAGCGACGATCACTACTGCAAGCAGTTTACGGTTGACAAAGACTGGCTGATAGACATCCTCGAGAGAATGGATGCTCTGAACAACCGTGAGGGAGTGGACCTCATCCGCTTCCTTGAGAATTATGTCTGGGACGAGACTTGGGCTATCTACCTCGCTGCCAAAGCTGACGAAAGAGTCATCGAAGAAAAGGAGGTGGAATAATGGGAAAGCTGACGCTTTACACTTGGAAGAGTGCCGAAACATTCATTGAGAGAATGATCGAGTGCAAACGGTACGAAGCCGTACAGCTCCACGAAGGAAGCCTCGGAATAGGAGACTGGGTTCTTATACCGCCAGACGAAAATCAGTATCACTTTGTTATAAGAGAGGTACCCGTCAGCTCGGTTTACTCCGGGCAAACGATAAGAAGATGCCGAGCCTTGTCGAAGAAGGTTCAAAAAGAACTGGAAGACGCACGGAAAGGGGGTGAGGACTAATGGTACTCTGCCAGAAAACGAAATTCGATCAAAAGAACAGGATCCTCATCCCGAAGGAGTATATCCGAGTAGCCGGAGGCGAAGAGAATGGCCCTTGCTATGTTACCTGCAACGAAGAGACCGGGGAGATCAAGATCATCATCGGAAGGAGTGTAAAGAGGAATGGCGAACAGGCACACTCTGGCTCTCACAAGCCTCGATGACTTCAAAGCCTTCCTCTTATCCAGAGGTTTCACGATAAACGCTCCTAAAGGCGATTATGAGGTCCTACGGGCAAGCAAGGAAGGTCGCAAACACCCGGTCATCCTGTACAGGAGACTTACGAACCGCAACGGTTCAGAATTGGTCCATCTGACTGTGATGGATAGAGACTCTTATGTGGTCCGAGACTACATCAGAAATAAAGCAAATAAGGAGAAAGTTGAAAATGGCAAATATCAGAATTAAGTGCGGCAACATCGAGATGACCGCAAACGGAGGTGCGGAGTTTATCGCACAGGAAAGATCGGCTTTTGTCGATTATCTTTCACAGAAGACCGGAGGGCTGAAACAGATCGCAAAGGAAGCTGCCGCAATCAAGAACGAGACCGTGAAGGTGGCGGAGCTCCCTTCGCCCGTTCCCGGCATCAGAGACGAGGTTGTGGCGATTTATGACAACGCTGGCATCCCCTCTTTTATGCACCGCTTCACAAGGGTTACGAACAAAGATCTCTTTGATGGCGGCAACAAGCTCCACTCTGCGTTCACTATCGGTGGAGAGGACTATGACGAGATCTTCGTCTCGGTGTATCCGAACTGCGAAATCAACGGCAAGCCCTACTCGCTCCCGTATATGAAACCGTGGACGAGCCTCACCATCGAGGATGCGGAGAAGGCTTGCTTCAGTAAAGGAGAAGGCTGGCACCTCCTCACCGCCGCAGAGTGGGGACTGCTTGCAAACTTGAGCCTCAAGAACGGAACCCTGCCTCACGGCAATACGGATGCCGGGAAGTACCACGCAGATCATACGGAGAAAGGACAGATCGTTCCCGGATCCTCCTGTATTACGCTCACAGGAAGCGGACCCGCTACTTGGACCCACGATCATACGCCTACCGGAGTTCACGACCTCTGCGGAAACATTTGGGAGTTCGTGAGAGGTCTCCGCTTCAAGGACGGAAAGATCGAGATTGCCTACGACAACGACGCAGCCCTTCCTATCGACCTCTCGGAGAATGGCGACGGATGGCATCCGCTTCTGGAGCCCGAGGATGGTTCGCCTATCTATGTGGACGCTCATAGCGGCATCCATTTCACGAAGGACGGAGACCTCTCTGGCAACTGGGACGGATGTAGATGGGAAAGCGTAAGGAGCGACTTTGAATTTACCGAGACGATGAAGGAATTGGCTCTGTATCCCGGAGAGCCGAATGCGTACTGCTACATCGACGGATCAGAAGGCGAGTACATCGCCTATCGTGGCGGTGGCTGGACCGACGGCGGCTTTGCTGGAGTGTTCTCCTTGTATGGCAACTATGGTCGCTCGGGTACCGACTACGGCATCGGGTTCCGCTCCGCTTATTTCAAGCGTAAAACTGAAAACTGATCGCTGGCAAACTGACAGGGAGGCTGATAAGCCTCCCTCCAAGAAAGGAATAAGAAATGAGAGAAGAAACAAGAACGAAGATGATCCCGGACACCAAGAGGGTGTTTATAGCGGAAGACGGGCAAGAGTTCACAGACGAGATTGCTTGCCGGAGATACGAAATGCAACTGCTCCGAGACCAGAGATCCGGAGATCTCCTGTTTTGCAAGGAGGCGGATGGTTGGTGCAACTGCAACGGTGCCGAGAATATGGACTACCATCATTACTCGTGGGTGTTCGTAAGAAACGATGCCGACGCAGAGTTGCTCAACCGAATGTATGACTGCGAGTATGACAGCTTTGAAGAACACATCGGAGAGTGGGTGTGCATCGAGCAGACCGACGATGATGACTTTTATCTCACATCTGCAACGCAGGGTATCAAATACGCCACGAGCCTCCTCGAGAAGCTCGGGTACGAAGTCAAGATCACAAGAAAGGATGAACAGAAATGAAGCGTGGAGAAATTTACTATATCGAAAAACCCCAAGCCTTCCGAGAGACGGGAAGCGAGCAGAGATCCGGAAGACCTGCCATCATCGTGAGCAACGATAAATGCAACGAGACGAGTGATGTCGTCGAGGTTGTGTATCTGACCACACAGCCCAAAAACGACCTGCCTACTCATATTGACATAAGAAGCACCGACAGAGGTTCTATCGCCCTGTGCGAGCAGATCACCTCTGTATCGATTGACCGCATCGGGGACTATGTAACCACCTGCTCCGACTACGAGATGGTTATGGTTGATGCCGCACTTGCTATCAGCCTCGGGCTCAATTTCGACAAGCCGGAAAAGAAGACGGCTTCCGCAAAAGCGGTTGCCTCGGAGACTGCTCCGAAGCAGCAGAGCGGAGATACCTCTAACGGCGAAGATCGTAAGAAGCAAGAGGCGGAGATCATCAGACTTACGACGGAAAGGGATACATACAAAGCTCTGTACGAACAGCTCTTTGAGAGGATGGTGGCGAGATGACACCCGAGAGAGCGATGGAAATCCTCGACCCGGAGCACAGAGAGCACTACGATTGCATAGATCCTGTGAACGAAGCCTGTCAGATCGGGCGTAAGGCAATCTCCCGGGTTATGATCGCAAAGAAACCAAAGATGCTTGCAATGCAGGGGTTTGGAGAAGGGGCGGCGAGCTTCCTATCTTGCCCGACTTGCAGAAACAGCGTCACGAACTACTGGGTCCGTGGGGCAAAACCGAAGCATTGTCAATTCTGCGGACAGCTCATTGACTGGAGTGACACCAAATGAAGGATATAACCTACTGCACATCGAAGTGCAACAGGAAAAGATGTGAAAGGCACATCTCCCACCGCCCTATGCCGTGGGAGATGCCCTACTTCTCGACAGCCGACCTCAAAGGGACGGACTACTGCATATTGGAGGAAAAGAATGATAACGATACAGGCAACAAGGGACGAGCTCCAGATCCTAAAAAGACTGCTCTACGGAGCAAGGTTTGAATACAAAGTTGTCGTCGTGGACGAAGGCGACGAGCTGGTCCTCAACGAGGATCAGAGATGGAAGGTCTGGCGAGAGTGCCAGAAGGAAAGCGAGATGCAGGACATCAGAGACAGAGTGTTCATCTGTGCAGATCTCGGAGGCAACGAGCTTCAAGGTATGCCGCCAGAACGAGTCGTGTCTGACGAGAAATTGATGGCTCATATCTACGGGATCTTTGAGAAACGCAACAACACCGACGAGAGCTACTGGTTTATGATAGACGGCTGCATCCGGGACGGAATTGCAGACCACAGGGAGGATGGAGAATGCAAAAGTTCTACTTGAGAGAGAGCACCAATACTGTTCTAAACCAATCAGAATACGACTCTGTTCCTCACCACGACCCGAGGAATGACAATTATGTCTATCTCGGAGAGTTTATCGACAAATCCCAAGCGAGAAGGTTCTTGTATCAATCATATCTTCCCGGTAAAGAACGGAGGAATACGGATGAATAAGAGAACTCCCGGCAAGTACAGGCTTGAGTTCTGCACCGCAGGTCTTGAAGATTGTAGCGGAACGGTAGAGTGGTTCACGGATAAATCAAGAGCACTTGCGAGAAAGCAGGAACTCGAAACTTTCTGCACAGAGGGTCGCCGCCCTTTTAAGATCATCAGTTTCAAGTTTGTGCCAGAAGACGAGATGCACATTTACAGGTACGGGCGATGGTAATAAAGCAGATTGTTATAGACTGCGGATATGCAATATATCCGTTTGGAAAAGGTATGCCCTGCTGTCTCAAGGAAGTAGAGGAAACTGGAGACACAAAGCGGCTAAAAGAATGCACTATGAAGAGGTGCCAAAATTATAAGACAAAGGAGAATAGAAGCGATGAGCAAAAGAGAAAAAGTCGTTGAACTTCTTTCGAGCAGATACCCAGATATGCGGCTAAAGGATGCGTATGGGTTGGCAGATTATCTCCTCGAAAACGGCTTGACCGTTCTGCCATACAAGGTAGGTCAAACGGTATATATCCCGTGGAGATACGGAGGACAGAAAGGAGTGGCGACGGCAGAGATTGAAGAGATAAAACTGTACGACACGAACCCGGAGCACAGTATGTTCTTCATCGATATGGGAAGCGACAACGAATGCTTTAACCAGTCATTCGGAGGATGGAGGACGGAGGAGTGCATTGGAAGGACCGTCTTCCTTGTCAGAGAAGAAGCAGAGAACTTCTTAAAGGAGGGCGAAGATGAAACCGATCTATGAGCCAAAAGGGGCTGCCAAAGAGTACGGAGATCTTGCGATCAACATTTACACCGGGTGTCCGCACAGATGCTTTTATTGCTTCGCTCCCGGCGTGTTACGCAGGGATAAAGAGATCTTCCACTCGGTAGTGAAACCGAGAGAAGGCATAGTAGAAGAAACCGCCAAGCAGATTGAGCGAGAAAAGATCACGGGTAAGACCATACACCTGTGTTTCACCTGCGACCCATATCCGACTGGATACAACACCTCCCCTACCCGTCAGATCATCCAAGCCATCAAAGAAAGCGGAAACAACGTGCAAATTCTCACGAAGGGAGATGGATCCCGGGACCTCGACCTGCTTGATGAAAACGACTGGTACGGCATCACGCTCGACGGCATCGGAAACGGAAGGGACCCGTTATGGAAAGCGAGGATCAACGCTCTCGCAGAAGCACACAGTCGTGGAATAAAGACTTGGGTTTCATTCGAGCCCGTAACAGACGAAAGAGAGTTTTTTATCAACCTGCATTTGGTGGCACCGTTTGTTGACAAGGTGAAAATCGGAAAGCTGAACTATCATCCATCCAATATCGACTGGGCTGACTTCGGTAGAAGAGCTGAAGACCTCTGTCAGAAGTTGGGTATCCGGTACTACATCAAAGAGTCGTTGCGAAAGGAGATGGAGCAATGAGAGCAGCAAAGCCTCCCTTTATTGCACTCACCAGAACAGACAATAGAACTTGCCTCATAAATCTCGACAATGTTCTTGCTGTCTTACCCTGCACAAGAGAATACGAAGAGGAGTTCGGAGACGAAGGGAACGGAGCCAAAGCGGTCATATACGGATCTGGCGGAGACTTTTTTCCTGTTGCGGAGAGCGTGGAGCAAATACTGTTTATCATCCTCAAAAGGACGGAGGAAAGCTATGAGCAATGACGAGATTGAGATCGCCCTTGATGAGGGCTTCCCGGTGGAAAGCAAAGGCGTGGTTTACAAGTGCATCTCTGCGATCATCACCAGAAAGAAGGATGGAAAGAGGTACACGCAGGTGGAACTTTTGGATCGAGGCGGAAACAGCGTGACTATCGAAAATCCGTCATTTGTAAAGAAAGCTGTACCGGATCCGGAAGCGGTAGAGTGTCCGTTCTGACCAAAAAGTTAACGAAAAGTAAACTGTTGCGTTTAGTCGCAACGGTTATTGACAAAATTCACGAAAAGGAGTATAATGTATGCAAATGGAATTTGTAGGTGGAGAAATGAAAGTATCAGAAATCATCAAGACCGCCATTATGTCGAGCGATAAACAGCAGAAGGAAGTGGCGGATGGAATGGGCTGGTCCCAGCAAGCTCTCTCGAACCGTTTGAGAAACAACTCGATTGACGCAGAGGAATGGGTTGCGATCTCTCGCATTCTCGGGTACGAGCTGAAAATGGTCGCCAAAGACGGATCCTCCGTCAAGCCGAAGGTGAAGGGCGTTTATCCCAGAGCCCAGCAGATCGTCGGAGGGTATATGTACGATACGGAGAAAGGTACGGCTATTTGCAGAACCCCGAAGATGGCTGGAGCGAGCTTTGAACTTTACCGGGACATCCCGACAAAGCAGCACTACATCGTCATATACTGCGACTGGGGCACTCAAAGAGAGATTGTTACCCCAATTACCGAGCAGGAAGCCAGAGACTTCTACAAGGCTTGTGGCGGAGCAGATGAAGAGTCTGTGTTCAACTGAATATATAGGACAGGTATGCCGCCTGTCCTATTTTTTTGCCCTCCGAATAAACAAAATCGTTAACAATTTGTAAATCAGTAAAAACTTCACAAAAACCGATTGACAATTACCGTTCAGTAAGCTATAATAAAGTTACCAAATAAAAACCAACCAAACGGTAAGCAGGAGGAACACAAAATGAAGGAAATTCGCCTTTTTGAAGAGACCCTTGAAAAGCTGAAGGCTGCATACGAGCTCGATGACAGAGCCGAGAGAGAAGCAGAGAGAGAAAAGATCTACGCCGATCTCGGCAAGGATCCCAACGCAACGAGAGTCTTCAGATTTTACGCTGAAGCAAAAGAAAGAGAAAACGATTTCATCGACATCGACGACTGGGATGACAAGAAGGTCCCGGAGCTCCTCGAACAGTTGAGATCTTTCGGCATCGAGCAGATCACGATCTCTTCCACTTGGTCTGGCACAGTTGGTCTGGTATGGACCTTCGTCCAAAACAGATGCCATCTGGAAGGTATGCGTAACATCAACTCCTGTCACAAGGACTGGGAGACTGGCAAGTTCGAGCAGAAACCTGCGTTCCTGCTCACGATCTAAAGGAGGTAAGCAGATATGATGAGATCAGAGTTCATCGAAAGAACCGGATTTGAGCCCACGATGGAAGAGTACGAGCAGATCGAGCGAGAGTACATGGGCTGTGACATTGACAAGGATGCCTTCTGCAAGCAATGGAAAAAGCAGGGTGGTATCGAGCGTCTCTCCCGTATGAGAGTGAGACGGATCGAGGAGCTGGAGCGTGAGGTTCAAACGGTTGAAAAAGAACGCCTCGCCCTCATAGACCGCTTTAGCTCCAGAGAGAAGGAACTGCTGGAACGAATTGCCTCCCTCGAGGGAGATCTCAAGGCAGAGAGACAAGAAACAGCAAAGTACCGCCAGATGCACGGCGAGACAGAGGAGCAACTGACCGACATCAAATGTTCGCTCCGATCCTTATTTAGATATGTGAAGGAGGATTTGCAATGAAGGTCGATACATACATAACGCTCACAAGAGATGAAATTCAGAACAGTATCCCGTATCCCGTGATCGCAGAAGTGGTCTGCGGATCCCGGTGGGATACCGGGAGAACCAAAAGACTCTTGAAGGAGGAGTTCTCGGAAGAAGAAATGGCGAAGATCAAGCCAATGTACGCACAAGCTCGTAAATGGCACCTCGTAACCGGGGTGCCGGAGGAAATACAGATCAAAGCGTCGGAATTGTTTTTTGTGGCAGAAGCTCGCTGCTTTCTGTTGCAGTATTTAAGGAGGAAGGAATATGGAAACCAAGAAGATCAGAGTGTCTGGACTGGCGACGGTCCGAGTGTCAGTAGTTATCGAGGTTGACCTCGACGAAGACGGCGAGTTCGACGAGGAGGAAGCCTTCGATCAAGCAACAAGAGAGTTCGGAGGCATCAGATCCTATTGCGGCAACTTTGGAACAGACAAGCTCGTTGGAGTTGACGGGCACAACGAAAGCTGCGAGGTCGATAGCGACCCGGAATTTAATGAATGGGAGGAAGAATGATATGTACAGAGAAGGTATGACGATTAGAGATGCGGCGGAGGTATGGGTTCGAGAAATGAACGCCGTTCCGCAGGGGATGATCGATGCTCTTATGCAACACGACATCGACAGTTGGCACGAGGTTACTGCTATCTCCACCGGGGATAGAGTTTGGGTCCACTCCGAGAGCGAGGCAGGAGAGGTTATCGGGTATAATGAAGAGACCGAAGAGTACACGGTCCGCCTCGATGAGGGCGACAAGGAAGTCGCGGTTGAGGAAGACGATCTCGAGCTTGATAATGACTCAACGCTCCCGATGTGGGGTACGATGTGGTCCTTCGGAGATAGTGCGGACGACTACTGGCTCGAAGAGATGGACGGCATCAGATTGATGTCTCAATGCGGCTTCCGCATCTATGAGCACGATGAGTTCGGGTACTTCTTCGGCATCGACGGGTGCGGATACAGCTTCTACGAAGCTCATTGGGTTCCGCTTTACAAAGCAAGAGGATTGCATTGGCACGACGAGAGAACCGAGATCCCGGACGACACGGTTCGTGAGGCTCTTCTCGAAGCTGGCGGAGAGGAAAGCAAGGATCTGATTGATAAGATTATGAACCTTTACAGAAATGACTCGATCAATGTTGGTGGCAACTACTGCCATATAAGCACAGACCTCTTGGAAGCTGTAAGATCTTCCAAGAAGTTCCGGGTACAGGATCATCACGACAGGATCCTCGATCAGCACGGATACGATATGCACGACTACTATGAGATCATCCGAGAGGTTATGTGAGGAGGTGCTGTAATGCTAAAGGTAGAGATTAAGACCGGAGGTGCCGCCTTCCGAGATACTTACAGCGGTGAAGAAAACGATGTCGCAGAAGCGATGGAATGTGCCCGGCTCCTCCGAAAGATCGCAAAGCAGATGGAGGATGGGGCGAGAGAAGGATCCATTATGGATTTGAACGGAAACAAGGTTGGGAGGTGGTCGTTGTGACTTATAATGAAAAGCAAGATCTGATGTGGGAGGCTCTATGCAACCTCACCGGAGAAGAGGTCCTTCAGCATCTGACAAACTGGCACGGGTTACAACTTCTCGACGAAGGCTTCTATGGATACCTTCAAGATGAAGGTATCGTGGAGGAGGATGAAGAAGAGCCCGATGAGAACGAGTACGAAGCATCCATTTACGAGATCGACTCTGGGATGTATGTTGTGAAAGAAAACAGCGGCGAGTTTGAGCTCGGCAATTACGAGGATCGTTTGATCTTCTACGATGAAGACGAGGCGGAGACGGTTCTCGATACTCTGAACGATGTAAGCGAGCTGTGCTTTGTTCTGGAGGAAATATAAGATGGAAGAAAAGATGATTGCCGAAGTCTGTCCTCATTGCGACAGAGAGCAGTATATGCGATGGGATGTCGAAGAGCAGGGGTACGAGGCGTATTGCCCATCCTGCGGAGGCAAGATGCTTATTTGCAGCGAGTGTATGAATGAAACCGCAGACTGCAATGTCCTCGTCTGTGACTGGAGCGAGGAAGAAGGCAGGTGCAGGAGGTGCAGGAATGGATAAGATCATATTGACCACCCAAGACATCGAATGGCTCCTCCGATGGAGGGATGAGCATCCATCCAGAGTGAGAGAGCTCCCAGCTACTCTGAAGGCTATCAAGATCGAGTGCAAGGATAGCGGATGGATCATCAAGGGCTTCCGTGACGGAAACCACATTACGCTTCAACTCGGAAGAGACGGAAAGAGCTTTGGAAGCAAAAAGTTCGAGATCCTCGAAGGCGGCTTTCTTTCCTCTCCTCCGGAGAAGGACAAGATGCAGGTATCGGACGAAGACAAGCAATCGGTCCTCACCGTTTACTGTTCCCTTATGGCTCTTATGACCTTCGGAAACATGGATGCTGACCTTCCGGAGGCAACCTCGAGGGCACAGAAAGAACCTCACAAGCCGCACCACAGCTCCAATAAGAAAAGAAAGAAGATTGGAACCACTTACATACTTCGCAATACGCCAAGCGGATTACGGGCAGTTTCTCTCGGATCCCACGCAAGCCCCGGATACGCATTCAGCGTAAGGGGACACTACCGACACTACAAAAGCGGCAAGGTAGTATGGATCAGCGAGTTCACGAAAGGAACCGGGAAACGAAAAGATAGAACCTATAAGATAGGAGGCAGGGTATGAGCAAGCCAGTTAATCACTCGCAACTCGTTGAGAAGATCGAGGCTGAATACAAGGAATACAAACAGAAGTTTAGAAGTAAGACCGCACCCGATATGATGGACGGTGCCTTCCAGTTCGCTGTGAAGACCGAGCTACTCTCCGTACTCACGAACACGGAGTATTCGTATGAAACGACAAAAAGACTGCTCGCTATGAAGAACACCCTCGACGAGCTATATTGGGAAGCGATCCTCGATCATACGGATGAATTTACTAAAATGATAGATAAGCTGGTAAGCTATCATTTGCTGTGCGAATAAGGAGGCAGGTATGAACGACTTTAAGACTGAACTGCTCGTGGAGCTTCTCGACTGCGGATATGCAGATCTTTCCGTTCTGGAGGATTGCAAGTACGACTTTTGCGATGTCATAGATGAATGTAAGGAGATGGATGCCCCGATTACGCTCAATAATCTGGCGTATTGTATGTTCTACATCGGACTTCGGGATCTCAACCTCAAGATAGGAGAGAGGAAGAACGAGCTGGATGGTAAGGCGGAGAGTGGAGAGCTCACGGATGACGAAAAGGAAGAGCTGGAAGCCATCGAAGATCTGGATGCCTATGAGGATACTTGCTCCTTCCACAACTACCTTGATACGAACATCTGGTTTGAAAAGAACGGCGAGATATACGAGAGGTATTTCGAGGAGGCTCTGGATGAGTTTGCGGAAAACACCGGGTACTCGATAAATAAGTAAAAGAAGTTTTCGTAGATCGTTGAAAAGTTCATAGATTTGTGATATAATGTATGAAAAGCACAGATAATTACGAAAGGGAAATCCTGCGTCCCGTAAGCATCGGGGACGCGATGTTTATTCAGTAAAAAAGCAGGGGTATTTTTACCCCTGCAATTTTATATTATGAAGCTTAACGCGTAAACTTATTTAATTGATTTTCATAGTATTCTATATTGTCTATAGTTTCCTGTCTTGCTCCTGCTGATAGCCAATCTTGCTTCCAAGTATCTTGATCGGAAATAACATAGCTTCCGTTTATCACCATCTTTTTTTCTATATTACCTTCCGAACTTTTTATAATCGCAAAGGTAACTCCGCAATTTCCGCGATATCTATCGTAACGATAATCAATTATCATACAATGTATCCTATTTAAAATAACATAAAAATATGGCTTTACAGTTATAGTCGAGGGCTTTTCATCAGAATATTGAGCCAAAAACGCATTTTCTGCTTTTTTCTTTTTTTCAATCACTCCCTGTAGCTTTTCTTTTGTCTTTAAAAACTTGACCTTATGTTCAAAAGAAATCGGAATAACCTTTGATTCCTTTTTTGCTTCTTCGTATGCTTCATATAATCCGGAAGGGAGCTTGTTTTTGCTGGCTAGGGAAACGAAAAAGGCTATTATTATATATGGTACTCCCCATGCCACAAATAAACCTGTCATTAAATATAGCGCAAGTATTTTAAAAAGCAATCCAAAGCACCCTTCTCCATTACTTTGCTTTTTCCAATTATCACGCGTTGACGAGCTTGTTGAATTTACTTTTTCTACCGAGAGTGTTTTTCCATCATCACTGAACGTACCCTTATAATAGCTTGAATCACTATAGCTCGTATAATAATGTTCTTCAGGCGGATCGGATAGATCTCGCTCTCCCTGAAACAGTATAACAAACGAAGGAATAAATCCACTTATCATCATAGTTATACCAAAGGCAGCCGAACTATAGGTTCCAACAACACCTATTAATATGCCCACTAAAGCAAATAACAAGCCAATAAGACAAGCCTTGATTCGATATGATGTATCTATAACCTTATCAAACGTCTCTTTTGCGCCTGAACAACTCCAGCATTTGCAAGCTATCTCGGGCTTAGATCTCGCTTTTTGGTGAAATAAGACTTCAAATTCCGTAAGCGGTCTGTTGCATTGTTTACAATGTTGCAT